ATAAATAATAGTGTCAACACAAGTGCTAACGCACGAAAAATACCCTTCGCGATACTGGTAATATCCAAGGGTTCTAATACTACAGAGGAGTATCAGCTATGAGTATATATGCTCAATCAACACCATTCTATGTTTATGCCTATTTGAGAGAGGATTATACACCATATTATATTGGTAAAGGCAAAGACGATAGAGCCTATAACAAATATAAGAAAGGTGAAATACTACCACCCAAAGATAAATCCCGTATAATAATCATACAAGATAATCTAACCGAATTACAGTCATTTATCCTTGAGAGATATTATATCCGTTGGTTCGGCAGAAAAGACAATAATACGGGTATATTAAGAAATAGAACCGATGGTGCCGAAGGTGCGTCAGGTTATGTATTCACCGAAGAAAGAAAAAAACAATATAGTATAATGCTATCAGGTGAGAATAGTCCAAGATATGGTAAGACTAATAACCAAAAGTCTATAAATGCCATTATACAATCAAATAAGAATAGAATATGGACAGAAGAATCCAGAAACAAATTATCCGTGAAGTCTAAGGGTATTAATAATGCAATGTATGGTAAAACCCATGATGATATAGCCAGAGAGAAGATTAGTCAGAAGGCTAAGAATCAACCAAGAATAGAATGTCCATATTGTAATAAGGTTATACCAAAACCACAATATACCAGATACCATGGTAATAAGTGTAAACAGTATATATCCGTGGACACTATATGTAGTATATTAGAATAAAAAAGACACAAGATATAGTAAATTGATAAGGATATGTGATACTATATCTTGTGCTTATAATGATATTGCGACACAATATGTAGAGGTCACTGTCGTTAGTCGGAACCATGTCGCGGATATAGTGTTGTCAGCGATTGATTGATACTATATGTAGTGGTATGTCCGACTTAGTGAGAGTATGGCAAGAGAAATTTTTTATATTACTTCTCCATTATATCACATATACTCAGAAAAGTCAATAGTTATTATCACAAATCTGCCCAAACGCTAAATTGACTTTCATCAAAATCAATATCAAAATTGCGATATGTGCGAATATCATTACCATTATCTTCATCCTCTTCTAATACCTCTACAATGGTATTCTCAGGTGCATATTCGAGTTCTTCGAACCAATCCATTTGATTTAAAACGCTTGACATATAGTATCTCCTAGTGTATAATTAACGGTGTAGACCAAAAACGAAACAGTTACCAATTATTCCAAGCACCTACATTATGTCTCTCATCAATACGATAAAACATAGAAACCACTCCACGAGGTTCAGATGGTTTAATGAATAGGTGGGGTTTTACCTTCACCTTTCTGGATACTTTTACCTGCTTGGTTTCGCATACCAATATCTTACCTCCTTTTGCGAGGTATTCATCCACTGCCGTATTCAATTCAGCGCGAATATCTGACTTAGCCATAATAATCTACCTCTCTATTATACTACCAGTGGAACATTATCGAACATCACGCAAGGACGATTAACTGGTTGTTTAGATTTAAATACCAGTTTCTCTTTAGCACGTACAGAGCGAGATACTTTATTCTTTTGTGGTGTGCAATAGGTTACTTTGTGAGTCATTTCAAACTCAGCAACAGCCAGAGCTAATTCAAGGTGCATTCTTTCGCGGGTTTCATTTACAGTTTTCATAATATAATTTCCTAATCAATTTTCAATTTAAAGTAAGATTCTATCAGACTTTTTTGGAAATGTCAAGCGTTTTATCGTGACATTTACGAAACAGTCTATTTACTGTTAGGAAGCAATCAATATTCATCCGACCAATCTTCTAATAATGATTGTCCCTTATAATCAAGGAAAACACTACCTTCATCACCATTTAATCTAGTTTCAACCTTATCAGATACTTCCTGATATGTTTTACCATATAGTGTATATGCACCAAGACGAACATTATCTTTGCTGTATACAGTCACCAAATACTCTTTCAATAATCTTTTCATAATATAATACTCTCTTAATACTTATTCGAACTCTACTTTTCCAAACTGTTTTGCATATGATAATGCAGACTTTTTGGAATTGAAGTATTCATTCAGATAACCGACCATCGACATATTTTCATCATATACCCATACTTGATAATCATGAGTAACTAATGCAGTATAATTTTCTAATTTCATAATATAATACTCTCAATTAATAATATACAGTATAGAGAGTTTCAAGAGTATCAGTATCAGATTCTTCGAGATAATCCCACAATAGTCTTAAACGTGTTTCGTATTCATTTTCTGAATACTTATTTAATACTGCATCTTGCATTACATGATACAATTCAGATACTAATTCTGAGTGAGTTAAGTTATACATTTGATTATTATTCATTTTTAAATACTCTCTGTTGATTTAAATTATGAGTTATTGTCTCACACTCAGAGAGAAAAGTCAAGCCCCCATTGTGTCTATTTTGCGCTATAGTGTGTCAACCAGGGCGAAACAATTTAAATTTTGTGTGGACTTCGGTGCTTGTGGAGGAGGAGGCTATCATATTCCGCAGTGAATGGCAACAGCCAGGGCGAAAATAAAATGCTTGACTTTGCGGAATGACTATGATATAATGGATGATGGGCGAGCCGAAGGCGAGCGTAGCAATAAAAAGCTCCACCTGGTCAAACTCTTTTTTCCAATTTTTTATTTTCTGGAGCCACCTCAGAATTTTCGATTTTTCTTATTCCAAAAAATTTTCCTGGACCGGAATTTCCGGGCAGAACCCTTCCTGGTAGGTTTGCCATATAACTTTTCTCTCAGAGTAATCTCTCTATCCCTCTCTCTAAGCGACTCTAAGACCCACTCATCAATCCAAGCATGGATCGGTTTTGCGTTCCCTATAATACCATCCTCTCTCAGTCTCTCTCTGGCCCTCTGAGCATTTCTGTTAATCTGCTCCGGTGTCGCAAACTCAGAACCACATGCAGAGCATTCAGAGGAATCAATCAGAAGACCTTTAAAGTATTCATTCTTATATTCAGAGTTATTTTGTCTTGTATGTTCGGTGACAGTACCTTCATCACCACAGATAGGACAATCATTCATTCTTCAATACCATATTCTTTCTTAATCTTCCAAATAGCGAAGTCTAAGTCACCACCACTACTTACGATACCCAAGCAATTTTTAGCACAATCTTTAATGATTAGTTCAGCAAACTTCTCATTGTACAGATCATGCCAAGATATATGATCTTCTTTGTTTGTGATAGGATCAACCCACACTGAATTGGCATATTCACCTGCCTCCATCATTAATTGTCTAATTTTTTCGTTCACTTATACACCACATATTCTAATATCTCACAGATATACGGATCATCTTCTTTTAATAGTCGGTTATAACTCTTACAACACTTCTGAGTGGATTCGATGTTATTAAAGACTTTCTCAATCTTAAATCGTTGGTTGGCTTTGATTAATATGGTTACCAGGTAAACTTTACTCACTGCATCCATTGTACAACTTCCAATTCATGTTGTTTTGCCGCAGACAAAGCAGCACTTTCTGATCTGTAAGAATTGAACACTTTTCTATGTTGTTTGGTAGTAGGCAGATAGTGTCGAATGACCCAGTAGTGTTTCTCTGGTTCAATATAGACTTTCTGACCCTTATACTGGTTCACTGGTGTTGCATGGTGTGATTTGTTGTATACGTTAATAACGGCATCACAGGCTGTGTCACCCCATGCAGATATGGTGAATGTTGGTTTACCTATACGTTCTTTCTCCATATGTGCTACCCATTGACCTGGATAAGAATCACCAAATCGTGCATCGGCAACCACACGTTTGACATCGATATTAAACGAGTCGATCAACAACCCTGCATATTCCCATTCTTTGTTCATCCTACCACCCAGATCCACTGGTAACCTTCATAGACTCTCGGTTTACCTAGAAGGTCCATAAAATGTTTGACGTAGGCACCTTTTCCGGTTTCTCCAAAGTTATCGTCTACTGCTATGAGTGATCCAGGTTTTAGGGCGGGTATTGCCGCAGTCAATTCATATATGTGGTGTAGAGAGGATGGATGAGGATCATTAGGATCAAAGTCAAATGAATCTAGGTAAAGTAGGTCAATATGTCTGTTGGTTTGGAGGCAGTCTTGTGTTACTCCATAGAGGAACTTTACTGAGTCTGAGCAATGTACCTTGGAGTTCGGGTTTAGAATCTTGGTACTGGCAAAGTCCACGTTTTCTTGTGAAATGTCTACAGAATGGAATTCTCCTTGGCCTAGTTCAGTGATAAAAGAATCGAAGATCAGTGTTGACATACCGTCACCATCAAAGTTATCTTCTTTCCTGGCGCAACCAGTTTCGATGATAAGTGGGTTAGGTCTATTGTCTTTGATATAGTTCAACATCAAAGCAAACGCTTCTGCACGTTTACCGGTCTTATTTACATATTCTTGTGTCTTAATCATTTGTTCTTAGGTGTAGGTAATGGTAGTGGTCTTGAGTATTCTGATTTTGGAGTCAGTGGTGTTTTTTCTGGTGCGGCATCAAGATTGGGTTTGATAGCACCATAATAGAATGCAAGAAACATAAAGTAGGCAACCACATACATGAATGCTGTCCTACGGTACCATGAAAGGAATGATGCAAAGGTCATTCCAAGCATGAATGAGAACAGATTCAATGCTTGTGGTGATATTTCAAAAATGTTGTTGTCCATTAGTCCGATAAAAACTGCTGATCGTTTCCACCATCCAGAATGAAATCACCAGCAACAGATTCTGCCAGTTCCAACTTCACATGATTGGTTTTACGAATAACTTTACCATCAATCATGTAACTTACAGTATACAGGTTATCAAATGTCTTGGCAACCTGAGCTTCATAGTTACCATTAGAAAAAGTTGAAATTACTTCCATATTGTTCTCCGTTAATGAAATTGATTGCAGAAGATGTTGCTTCACCTTCTGTATTGAAATACTCTTCACCAACCAGTTCACCGTGTGCATAGTAACGAACCCTGTGGGATGATTCCTCTCGGACATATCCCACATTGGCACACAGACCATTAGAGTCAGATAGTTTTATTTTATATTTCGACATAATCTCCTTATGCGATCAGGTTGATAAAACGATTTAGAACCACGCGGTTATTACTGCGTTTGTTGTTGTATTTGATAAATGCATTGGCCAGTACTTTGGTTGTTGCATTTTCTTTTACTTCCAACTCAGGTTCTTCTGAATCTTTCTTGTCACTACGAAGCAAGTAGTATTCATCATAACCTTCAGTTTTCAATACAGCACACTGGTTCTTACTAAACTCTGCACGAATGTTTTGAGTATCAGATCCTTTGTACAGAAGTCTGGTATCTACAAACCTACGAAAATCTTTCGGTGATAGTATATAGAAACCCACAACATTACAATTGACCCTTTGCTTCAACATACTAATAAATGATGATGTTACTGATCTATTATCATCCAAGTTAAAAGATAGGTTGTACTTGGTTACAGGATCACGCATAATCAGATTGGTTGATTGGTTGGTTGTATAGTTATATCTACCAACTGCTCTTGCATACATTCCATTACCTTCTTTCTTGCAGAAGTAAAGACCTGTATCAGAATCTCCATCAGTAAGAAAGATAGTATTGACAATCTGCAATTTGTTCTTCCTTTGAAACTCAGGAATAAGTTCCATTGCACCAATAATAGTGCTGTTCAGTGGAGTACCACCCATACTGAACATACTGGGAAGAGCGTGCATCTCATCATATGAACCACCATTAGCCTTACTCATACTGACCATTGCTGATGCAGCTTTGGTGAATTCAGCTGCAGACATTCTGTGAGACAGAATATTCATCAGTTTGAAGTTGGAACACATCAAATCATTAGGAACTTGTTTTTGTGACCAATTGTATTTGTCCAATGAAGTATTGGTGAAAGTATATACTTCATATGGAATATTAACTTTCTTACAGAACATAACAATATTAAACAATTGTTTAACAGTATTTCTGATATGTTGTGTCATTGAACCAGACCAGTCCAGGAAGATCACCAGACCATGAGACTTGGCACCAGGCATAACAGTGATTCGCTTGAAGATATCTTCATTGAAGGCGTGTGAGTAGATTTTCTTCATGTCCAAATCACCAGTCTTTGCAGGTGTGGCCTTTTTCAACTGGTCAGCAGACTTACGCATTTCAAACTCTTTTACAAGGTAAGAAACACCAGTCTTGATTTCATCACGAATCTTCATGAAACCTTCACGATCATACCAATAGGATTCGGTGGATGGAAAATAACCGGTCGTAAGTCTTTCATGTTCGTATTGTGAATATACATCCTTATAGTCAACAACAAAGTCTTTTGTGTTCAGTCTAGGAATATTCACATATACAATTTCTCTGCGATCTTCTGAAAACAGTTTTTGTTCGTTCTGTTTATAAGAAGCCTCAGTGTCAGATTCCAAAAGATCACGAATGTCTTCATATGGATCTTCGGAAACAACAGTTTTTGTTACGTCAGCACCAAATTTTTCATCTTCCGATTCTGTGTTTTCACTTTCATCAACAGTTTTTGGTTCTGTTTCAACAGGTTCTTCGTCATATGATTCTTCTTCTTGAGAATCGTCTTGTTCTTCCTCTTCATCATCAATAAAAACATCAAAATCTTCTTTATTAATTTCAGGAAGTTTGATGTTTTTAGTGGATTCTTTGATAAAATTGATGACTTTTTGGCAAACTACCATCACATCTTCGTAGGTTTCAGTAGATTCTACCAATTTTACCATTTCACGTTCTTCATCAGTGAAGTGAATGTTCAATACGGCGCCACCTTTACAGTGAATATTCAGCCGGTCAAGAAATTTCATCTGATTGATAGACTGTCCTTTGGTGCCAAAGAAGTTCCGATCAAGCAAATCTTGATATCCTTTGACAAAAGAGTTCTTGAGACCAGGATATTTGTGTTTGATCTTGCGTTCAATACGAGAATCTTCAATAACATTCGCCAGAGAATGGGGAACATTGTATTGTTTTCTGATTTCCGAACCATTTGGTGGCGTCCAAAGAGCATGACCGACCTCATGACCCATAAAAAGATCATAAGTGTGTGACGGAATGTTGTTGTCCAGAACAGGAACAATAAGGACACGATTCTCGGTGTCAAACATAGCCGTGGAAACCTTGCGTTGTTCGATCACAAGGTTCTCGGTAGCCATCAATTTAGCAAGAAGTGATTTGGATTCAAGTATCATAATATAGTTCTCTAATAGATTTGTGGATATATTATACCACAAATTCTAGGTGTTGTCAAGATCATCGATCCGTTCAATGACCAATACATTGCCTCTGTTACCCAACTTTACAGTAGATTTTAAGAGTGTTTTATCATCCCAACCCAATTCTTCAATAACATCTTCATGAATTGTGATCCAAAGATCGTCTGATAACTCATTAAACGGGTCTTTTACCACTTCAGTAAAGGTATAATACTCTTTAGGTTCTGATTTTTGCATTACATCAACCATTCTTGATCGAAATTCCAGATAGTTTTTCCTTGTTCTGCTAGTTTTTGCATCATTTTATATGATTGTAATTGAATTTTTAGTTCATCTTCAGTCAAATCATCGAAAGTTACACAATCTTCGTACATATTTCTCATAAATTCTTCTGGATCATGCTCTGGAAACATTAGAGTACCTCATTTTTACGTCCAAGAGAAGCAGGATTCATGCCTTCAGAGACATAAATGTAGTTGCCTTTATGAAGGGGAGCTAGGCATTGACCTACTTTCTCTACAATTTTACGATCTTCATCTGAAAGTTTGTGATAATCACGCATAATTCCAGATTTTGTGAGTGCTCCGGTGACGCCGGTATCAACAGACTTGTAGTCCGGACTGATTCTGTCGCCAGGAATAGACAGATTGTAGTTAGTAAGACGCTTAAGAGGCGCTTGAGCTACAACTTTTTTGGTGATTTCGACATTTTTTGGTTTGCGTTTCGGTTTGGAACGTGGTACACGAGCATAAATCATCATAATTAAGTTTCCGGTGTTCAATTAAGCATACATTGTAACACGTTCCAAAAACTTTGTCAACAATTTTAGCTATTCGTAGTAAAAATCCTCATCGCGGCCGTATTCTTTGTAGTTTTTTGCTTTAAAACGAGTGGTTGTTGCATTTTTACTGCGTTTAACTTCAACACTATTATCAACTTTCTTCTTGCTTTTCATAAAATGACCACCAAAACCTTCATAGTCTTCATCATAGAGATGATTTGAATGAAATTTTGCTAGATTTTTTGACACTTTGTTGCTCCTACGTTATTGTGTGCCGTTGTTTTTATACCCGGCAGTTAAGGTAACATGTCAGGGAAACATTCCTTGACAAATTCATAAGTTAGTCCATTAACTCCTTGATCTTTTTTAAAAATACCCATAACAACTTCTGCCTCTCTTGGTTCCAGAGACTCTAGAAACTGGATTAAGAGTTCTTTTCTCTTGCGATCACTCAAAGTTTCAGCTGTGATGTCATTTTTTCTAAAAAGATACATTCTTCTTAGTTCTGTACCGATTTGACAATAAGAGATTCCTGGTTTTGTATCAGGTATTCGATATTCTTCTGGGAATTCACTGACTTTCCATTCATAGTCTGGATGGAAAGTGAATAGAAGCACCTCGTAGAGTGCTTTTGATAGGTTTTTCTCTATCGTTTGAATTTTTTGTTTCTTTGTGTTTGCTTGTTCGAATTCATCAAACACCTCATAGATATTTTTCATTAATAATCACCAATACTATCAATTAGATTCATCAATTTCTTTTCGACAAAATAATTAAAAAGTTTCTGTTTAGGTGCTGGCTTAAACTCGTCGTAACTATTTATGATTCTCTGCTTTATTTCTGTAGGAATAAACGAGAGGTCAATCAAAGTTTGATTACGAAGAAAACCAGCTTTGATATAGTCATTACTGCAATTAGAGAAGTCTTCAGACAACAATTTTGTCAAATTACCCTTAGTGATAGGTTTTTGTCTGACTTCACGAACAAAACAGTCGCTAGGAGAGAGTATGTTAGGAATACCGTCACCCTTATCTCCTTGAATGATTTTCTGTTTAAGTTCAGAAACCGGATTTTCTGATGTGATATACTTCTTTTGTGCAGGATTATATTGTTTGACAGTATAATTTTGATTGTTGTATCTCTGCAACTGTAGGAAGTCACCGTCACTAGAAATAATTACAATATTTTCATGCATGATGTGTCTAGGAACAAGAGTACCAATAATATCATCAGCCTCTGCGCCTTCAACATCAATTACCTTATACGGAAAGTTTTCTTTTAGTTCGTCTTTAAACTTGGCCAGCATATCAAAGATAAGATGCCAGTCAAGGTCTGATTTTTCACGATTCTTTTTTCTGTGAGCCTTGTAGAAAGGAAAATATTCTTTCCTCCAATACTTTCTGTTATCACAACATAGAATAACTTCGCCGTAATCAGATTTAAACGTCTTAATGTGATTTCTGAGAATGTTCAGGATCATATGTCTAATAAGATCCTCATTATAGTTGACTTTTTTCTGTCCTGAGATTTGTGCCATCAAGCCAGACAGTAGAACTTGATTGAGATCAACGAGTATCATGATTTAACATCCATAGTTTATTGTTTTAACATGATATCACATTTTCAACAACTTGTCAAGCATACGATTTGATCCTACCAAGCAACTCTTCCACAATCTCTGGTGATGTTGTTGTATGTTTGAGTATTAGACCATACCATCCAGCTGGAATGAGAAAGGAGGCGTATTCCAAGGGACATCCAAGAATGGCATTGAACTGATCTATGTGTGTCGGTTGTCCTTCATCATCTTCTTTGAATAACACTATCTGATAAGAGTCACCCAGAGAACTACCACCCACTTTTTCACCCTGCGTTTGTAACTGACCAGCTTCGATTCTAACATTATCATCTTCCGATGGCATAAACGTTAAACAATCGAATTTGGAACCTTTAATACCAGAATCTTCAAAAACTTTTAGCATTTAAATACCTTTTAGGTGTGATTGTCTGACTCTCACCATAATCCATGTATTATAATAATCGTCAGTTTCAAGTACATTACGAATAAATTGTTCTTTTGCTTCTAGATAACCACATACACCTTTGGATTTACATAAGTGTATGATTTCTCTACTGAAATTTTCTTCACCTAATAATTTTACATCACCCTTCAGTACCTCATTTGAGCCATAATAAGATTGCCAATCACTGGATACTTTAATTCTTTTTCTTTTGCCTTTAACTTGTTTTGTTTTAGTGGAATAAAAGAATTTTTTACCAATGTATTTTTTGTTTGTAGAGTTGTTGGTGATAATATAGACGAATCCATAGTTATCACCAATCATTTCTTCTGTGAATATCTCGTTATTATATTTCCATTCTAATGCCATGTTTCCTCATCTTCAAATTCATCTTCAGACTCTTCTATATAGTCTTCAGACAATTCTTCGATGGGTTCACCGCAAAAAGGACAGAATTCTGGATATTCTTTAGATGCTAACATATCTGAGTAATTGATCAAAAATGCAGATTCACAGTATGAACATTCTCCATTGATTGATTTGTGTAATGACATTTGTATTCCTTGTTAATGAGCCCATACATCACCCCAACTTCCTGTTAGTGCGCCTTTTGCATAGTCTGTAGCTCTATTCTCAAAAAAGTTAGTATGTGTTGGTGCGTTAATCATTTCCTCTACCCAAGGCAAAGGGTTCTTTTTTACTTTGAAGATGCCCTTGAGTCCCATAGAGATCAAACGGCGATCAGCGATATAACGAATATATTTCTTTACATCTTCGTGTGTAATGTTTTCCATTGCACCGGTAGAAAATGCAAGATCAATAAACTTATCCTCTAATTCAACCATTCTTTCTGCAACCGTGTAGATTGAAGACTTCAGTTCATCATTCCATATCTCACGATTTTCTTCTATGTAGGTCTTGAATAATTTGATCATCGATTCTGCATGTTGAGTCTCATCAACAATCGACCAAGTAACAATCTGTCCCATACCCTTCATTTTACCATGTCTGGGGAAATTAAGCAACATAATAAAAGAAGAAAAAAGTTGCATACCTTCAGTGAATGCTGAGAATACTGCAATATGTCTGGCTGTATTCTCTTTTGTTCCATTTCTAGATGAAAGATCCATAACATAGTCATGTTTCTCTTTCATTTCGGTATATTCTAGAAATTCATTATAGGTCGTTTCTGGTAAACCAAGAGTTTCGATTAGGTGTGAATATGCAGCAATGTGTAATGCCTCTCTTGCTGCAAATCCAGTCAACATCATCCGAATTTCAGGTTGAGGGAAATAAGGCAGATAATTACGCACATAACCGCCAGCAACGTCAATGTCTCCCTGTGTAAAAAATCTAAAAATTTGCGTGAGAAAATGTTTTTCTTCATTTGTTAATTTTTTCTTCCAGTCTTTAACGTCCTCAAGCATAGGAACTTCTGTGTGAAGCCAATGTGATTGTTCGTGTTTTAACCAAGCATCATACGCCCAAGGATAATTAAATGGTTTAAAATATGCCCGTTCTTCTGTTAAGTTGTTAATTTTCTTCATTAATAATCCTATCAAGTTGGTATCCAGTGGTTTGGTAAATTGACATCGATGTGTTTGTCTGGAATTATATCGAAAGCAATAGTTATTCTTGGATTTCTTTCATCTAACCACTCGGTCGATTTATGTATGTCTTTCTCACTTTTACTTATAACCAATAAATTGTTCTCACTTGGAACAAATATCTCATTCTGAACGTCCATTATTCGATATAAAGTTCCACTCATGTTTTCACCACAGTCAACACAGAAAAAACCATGCCATGATTCCTTTTCTTTTGGCCAGTGACTATGCCAATCTATGAAATCATCCTTATTATAGAAGTTCAACCAACTTTGCATATAAAATGATTCATATGTTCCATCATATACTTCATGGAAGAAGTTTTTTATTTCTGAGTATAATTGATGAAATCCCGGTTTAGGATACATCAGTAAATTATAATTGAGAAATAGTTGTGTTGTCAATGTTGATTCTCCAGTGTAATATTTGGTTTGATTACCAAAAGTAGAAAAAATGTAATCTTGCATTACAAAACAACTTTGACGAATCTTATTTAAGTCTAAATTGACTTTCTTGGTGTATATATAATCAGCGTATATCATTTCCTTTTCAACTTAAACGCGATTGATATTCTAAGGTCATAACAATGTCTGGATGGATCCATTCCACAATGTAGTATGTGACTATCAAACAGCAAAGCTGAATTTGGTTTAGGTAAAAAACTGAAATTTTCAAGTGTTTCAGAATTGCAGAATACAGTATGACCACCCCAAGAGACATCCCATTCAGGATTTGCATAATATAAGAAAGTATCAGTACATTCACCGTCCACATGCAAATGACCTGGTTGGCCATAGGTCTGTCCATTTGCATACACTCTGACCAATTCAAAATCTTGTTCTGTTATCTCTAATATTCTATTGAAAAAGAAATCGGAATAAAAATCATTATTTGTTAGATCGTGTTGCCAAAACATGTACCCTTCTTCACGAAAGGTACTATGTCCTGTAAATGACCAACACTCTTCACTGATTAATCTATTATAGATCTCTGAACATTGTTCTGGGCACAAAACATCATCAAACAGTTTAACCATACGTTCATCAGTATCATGGTCCATAAATTATCCTTCACATGCAATACAATCATTTCCTTGTGCGATTTGAGTCATATCAAGTTCTTTGATAACTTCTCTTTCAATTTTCTTGGAAACCTTATCCGCTTTTCCAATTTTCTCTGAACGACAGTAATAAAGAGTCTTTACACCTTTCTTCCATGCCATAAAATGAATAGCGTGGACATATTTAATATTGGCATCAGGTCTAAAGAATAAATTCAAAGATTGTGATTGGTCAATGTGATTCTGTCTATCAGCAGCCAATTCTACAATCCATCTTTGGTCAATTTCCATAGATGTTTTGAATACATCTTTAGTCATTTCGTCCATCCATGACAAATGTTGTACAGACCCATCATTTGCAATGATAGAAGACCAGATTTCATCATAATCCATTCCAATCTTTCCGTCTGGCGTTGGACTGTTGCAATATTCACGAATAACAGTGTCGAGATGCTTATTCTTATTCATGAAAGCACCAGATAATGTATCCTGTCTATATGCGTTGGCTCTATATGGTTCTATACTAGGAGAAGTGTTCCCCATGATGATGGAAGAAGATGCATTAGGAGCAATAGCACATGTGTGTGAGAATCTACGACCAGTTCCTTCAGCGTCAGGGGCCTCTCCACGTTCTTTTCCGATCTCAATATTAGCAATGTCTAAACCTTCTTTGATATGTTTGAAGATTCTGTTATTTGCAACTTTGGCCATAACACCTTCAAAAGCAATTCTATTGCGTTGCAGATAGGCATGGAAGCCAAGAGCACCAACACCAATTGAGCGCTCCCTATATGCGCTATGGCGTGCCCTAGAGATAGAATCAGGAGCATTATCAATGAAATACTGAAGGACATTATCAAGCATTTCAGCAACGTCACGCAAGAAATTAGTATCATTCTTCCAATCATCGAAATATTCCAAGTTGAGTGATGATAAACAACATACAGCAGTTCTCTCTTCATTTGTTGGCAATATAATCTCTGAACAAAGATTAGATTGATTAATTTTCAAACCTCTTTTCTTTAAAAAATCTGGTAACTGTCTGTTACTTGTGTCAATAAAGTGCAAATAAGGTTCACCAGTCTGCATTCTGATTTCGATTAACATCTGCCATAGGTGCTTAGCTGAAACCACTTCTCTGACTTCACCGGTGTGTGGATCTTTCAATTCCCAATCATCATTCGATTCTGGATCAATCATGCACTTTTCAATGATGTGCATGAAGTCATCTGTAATATTAACACCATGATGTAAGTTCAAACAACGGACGTTAGGATCGCCCGTTGGTTTTCTCATTTCTAAGAATGAAATTATATCAGGATGAGATATGTCAAGATAAGCAGCATAAGAACCCCTACGAGTACGTCCCTGTCTGTAAGCCAAAGAACTGGAGTCATAGATCTTAAGATGCGGCATAACACCAGTAGACTTATCATCAGCGGAACGAATACCAAAGCCAATGCCAACCCCACCGCCGAGCATACTAAGCCAATTGGTTTCCGATAAGTTGTCAACTAATCCCTCCGCAGTATCTTCTATAAAGTTTAAGAAACATGATATTGGCAACCCTCTTTTACTACGACCGAACGAAAGAATGGGAGTAGAATATGATAACCAATGTTTACTAGCATAATTATATAGTCTTTGTGAGTGTTCCAGATTGGAACCAAATGCTTTAGAAACAAAAGCAAAACGATGTTGTGGTGACGTTTCGTCCTCACGCATATAAGATTCTTGTAATCGTTTGATGCCCAATTCATCAAACAAAGAATCTCTATCTAAATCAATTTGTAAACCAAGGTATTCTTCCATTTTTCTCTCGCTTCTTATTATTATTCAAAAATTGATTTAATATCTGGTGGTGTCCATCCTTCAGGCTTCATAACCTTTCCGTCTGCTCTCTTAAGAACCTTTCCTGTAATTGGATCTACCTTTTGCAGATTGCTTCTTGCGACTTCATCCCAGACTTCCTGTTGCGGAATATTTAGAGTGTGTTCTAGACCCTCGATTACCCATTTAAGATCAGCACAAGCATCTGCAACTTCAACAAGGTCCTTATTGCAGAGAGCTTCATATAGTTCATCAAATTCTTCTTTGATTAAGTTCCAATATAGATTGGATTGTTCACCAAACCCTGTTTCAGTTTGACCACAGGCCTCCATAAAAACTTTTACATCATCATGACTATTCATTTACAAACTCCTTAATCATTGGGAAAATAGGTTCAATTGCTTCTGCACATGCAATTGCAACTTCACGGTGTTCTTTTTGAGTCTCTATTCCAGAACGTATTTGTATATAGTGAATCCAAGAACGAATAGATCCTTTCATATACATTCTTGATACTGTTAGACCTTCTGGTAGAACTGCTCTCGCTTGTTCTTTTGCAATACCATTAACAATAGCCCATTTATATGCAACCTGTGCAGCATTCGTAATGATTTTTTGTTGCGTCTCCCATTGTTCTTGGAGTGGGAGGTTTGGTATTTCTATACTATTCTGACGGTTCTTTGGATCTTGCAATCTAGCATCTCTAGTTACAAATCCCAAATCCTTAGTAGGATCTGCATATCTCTGACTGAATTCTTGAAATACAAATGAACGGTGTCTAAGGATTTGTCTTGCGATATCTCTAGTAGTTTCAATTTCTAGGGTTGCGTCTACCATTTCAAGTGGAGACCAGTGTTTATGTTTGACTAGATAATTTACAAGTTTCTCAGCAGTTTGATCATTATTTTGATTTGATGGGTTTGATACCCTTGCGACATACGCGATTTGTTCTAATAAATTACGACCACCTTCAGCATCGTGTGTAAATGATTTCAATGTTACTTTCATACTTTCTTCCAATTAATAAATTCCATCTTCGCTCTTAAATTAACAAATGTGTTCCTTTCTATAATATCTTGAATGTCATCAGGTGATAATCCATCCAATACCATTTCATTAATATCTTTCTTAGTGATCATATCAGGCCAGATAACAACACTGAAGTGGTTATCAATGGCCTTTTCCATTAGACTGGCAATTTCTTTGTTTCTTGGTTCATTATCAAACACCAAAACAAATTTTGATTTATCAAATGCCTCTGTTGCTGAGGTTAGATTTGAATCTGCGGTTGCGATTGCATTGTTTAAGAATAATGAATCGATAGGTCCTTCTACAACATAGATTGTTTCTTCTTCATTCACAGTATCAAGACCGAAGAACTTATGTCCTTCATCTTGCAGTTTCACAGTTATGTATCTCATCTTGGATTCGCCAAGAGCACGGCCTTGACAGGCAATTAAATTACCGTCTTTGTCGTAGAATGGTATCACAAGTCGATGGTCACCGTCAACCAATTTATCCTTTTTAACACCAATTTCAGAGACAAACTTCTTAAAATCGGAGGTGTAATACAGATTTTTAAGTTTTTCTGAAGGTATTAATCTATTTTTACAATATACTTTTGCAAAATGATCTTCAGGTAACTGATCAATCGAATCGAGATTAATCTTAGTCTTGTTTTTAAAGACAGGCTTTGATTTGAATTCATTAAAGTCTGGTTTAGGGTAATTATGTGTTCCCGTTTCACCATTCTTATATCTGTCTAGAGCATATTGTCTGACAAGATCTGGATCGACTTTATCCAGGAACTGATAGAATGTCAAGGAGGCGCCACAATTGTGACACCTATAGAAGTAGTCGTTCTTCTTACGATAAACGTATCCTCGACACCTGGTCTTGTTCTTCTGCGAGTCTCCGCAGATGGGGCATCTAAAGTTGTAGAGGTCTTCCTTTTTCTGTGAGAAACGGACAAGTTTAGGAGAAACCTGCATCAGGTAACTGCGATCAAGATATACACTCATGACGAAAATGATTGGTTGTTAAAACAGTTTGGCTATTGTATCAAAATCCACGTGAGAAATCAACCATGAAATTACAATAATTCCACCGGCTATGGTCCACTTCCATTCGTTTAACTTATGGATGGCCTGTTCTTCCTTTTCGTTACTCTTGGTTATTTGTTGCCTAAGGTCACGGATCTCGTCCATGATGCGGCGCTCGGTCAATTCAACTTTATCAATGACAGTATCGATTCTCTTATTAACTTCTTTGAGTTCCTCGTTTTTTTCCTGTCGTCTTTTTTCCATGTCATCGTAGACCTGTGAGATATACTTTTCCTGTTGTGAAACTATTTTTTCGATTACCCTGTCCATTTTTTCACACAGGGTAGTTAATGTTGCGGTTTGGGATTTCAAGACACCCACATCAACTTTAACTTGAGTTAGATCATCAGGCATTTGTATCTTCCTGGTTGTCGTTTACTGATTTAATTTTTCCGAGAATGGCATTTGCAACCCAAACACCCATATATCCTACAAAATACCACTCGTCCAATTTGTTTTCAATTATTAAGTAAACAAACCCCCAAGTAGAAACTATCCATGTACCTAGTCTGGTGACCTTTCTTTCTTGGATCTTACCATCATCAACAATTAAGTCCATTAAACTATATGTTACTTTTTTATCATGATCAATTCTTAGCAAAAATCGAACAAAAACAAGTAAAACTATAACCAATACCAAATACATCAAAAACATACTATTAACCTGTATATTCTCTGGCAGTTCCATTATTTTATATCACTGTATATTTGTTTCTGTGATTTATACCATTCCTGCCAGGCAAGATACTTTTGTTTTAACTCATAATATTTTCCATAGTTGTCATTAGCATTATATAACAAGTCACTAACATTATTACTTTTTAACGGTTCTAGTTGAGGTGGAGGAGTCATTAGACTCTTCGGTGCCTCGGGAAACTTCATTGTTAACGGAACGGTTGTAGAGCATCCTTGCAACATCAGATAACTTACACTCAGAATCAATAACAGTTTTGTGTTTGTCAATCTGTTTTTTAGTTTCATTTACTTTTCCCTTTATTTCACTAAGTCTCTTATTGACTTCTTCTTCCACTCTAGAACTTTCTTGTTTGGAATACTTTTCAGCTTCATCTAATTTAATTTGCATTTCAACAATTTTCTGTTGAAATTCTTTTTCTTTGTTGATACCACCTTGAAGGTATGAACCAACCAACAATATAATAACTGATGCAATCTGTATCGGACGTTTATACGGCCATACTTGGGGTATAAACTTTGCCACAAAAGAGAATACTAAACCGAGAGAACCTAGAGATAATAAATTGCTTACGATAAACTCATAAACCTTCTCTAGTATCAGTTGTATAATAAACATAATTAACCAAGAATTTTTTTATTGTTATTGTAATGTTTCTTTCTGTCTTCTAACCCTATCGTTCCGCCATTAATCTTTTTGGTCATTGTGACGATATCATCTTTGTCACAAGTCTCATTTAAATTTCTGGTTTTCCAAAACCAACATGCAGACTCTACTGCACCCTGTAATGTTTCACAATAAGATACAGTTTCATCTAGAGATTTACCAATATACTTTGCAAAACTAGAATAATTATCCTTACCAGTTAATTGTATGGCACCACGACCTCTGTATTTCCATCCGTCACCAGAGGATGTGTCACCATTACCCATTCTATTAGCATATACCACATTAGCAATCTTCTCTGGATTTCTTGCATAGTCATTTGCATTTCGTCCAGCATTCTTGAAATACTTTGGGAAAACTTTATTTAAACCATCAGCAGAGTAATTCAAGTTTTCCTTTAACACAGTAAAATCATTGGATTCATGACCACATTGTGCCAAGAATCCAGAGATTCTGTTTATTGTGTTTATTTCATATTTTGAAAACAACTCATTGAATATTTCTGTTAACGATGATACATTTTTGTTTCGTGTTAACATACTAGACAATAACGAATCATTTAAAATCATACAGTTTTTCTCCGTCTAATATATCCCATCACCGGACTGTTTTTTCTCTTTTTCATATGAACGCCTGGTTCACCGCCTTTTCCCCCGCTACCAGCAATTGCACCACTACCAACTACGTTGGTTGGGCCAGCGGCAATTGCTCCGCCACCCATTCCATCTTCATTTATAAATTGTTTGAATGATTTCATTAGCAATTCCACTTTCTTAGTGATAATGCCTTTCTGGTTGGTCTACCCTTTTCATCCTTCATTGGACCAGGCATACCACCCATTCTTGCACAAAATGACTTTCTGCGTTTTGCGGCTTTACTGTCCTTCTTTAGTTTAGATGGTGGAGTAGTTACTGCCATACTTAACTTAGAACCTGGATTCTCTCTACGATAGGATGCAATACCCTTTCTGTTGAGACCGCCTTCTGGGTTCTTTCCCTCTTTACGTTGCCATGCAGCAGACTTTTCATCTAATTGAGTTTCTTCTTTGACACAATTAGGAACGGTTTTTCCACCCTTCTTTTTCATTCCGTATGCTTTATAACCCTTCCAGCAAGGGTTTTTCATTTCTTCTAGGAATTGTTTGAATGTTTTCATATCTTTAACAGTATCTCTGCGATGTTATTATCTAAGGGAATATCAGAAGTGTGTATGATCTTACCTCTAATGCCTCTGACCTCTTCTGGCATTATATCCAGATATTCTAAGAACGTTTTTAGAATATCATAGTCGCGTTCATCAATTTTATAAAATAATATTCTTGATGTTGGTACAGGACCAAAAACATTATTTAATAGAATTATATGATTGAGTATTAGTCTTTCTTTTAATATTTTTGTTACTTTATATCTACGAAACAATCTCTTTAGATATTTAGTTCTCTTGATGTCACTTTCAAACTCCGACATAATGCAATGAGGCGCATTATAGCACTTCATTGCATATATCAGAAAGTTGTCTTCAGTTAGATTTTGCATAATGTAAGGGGGAAATAAATCCCCCTATATTATAGTCCAGCGTAGTAGACTTGTGAGTTACTTGTGTTACCTGAAAGAACATTTGCAGTAGCAGTGTTCGCAAGAGCAACAAGAACTTCAGTTTGGACACGACCTGCACGACCACCAGTTCCAGTTTGTACATATACCCAACCTGGATGACTGGTTTCAGTATTTGCAAAACCAACAGTGTTGGCCATACGAGTAGTTGATACAAGAACGGTGTCGGCAAAGTATGTGTTTGCAACATTTGAATTATATTGGATTGCGACACCAATATCTACGGTTGTACCAGATGCAATTGAACCAAAAACATTATTTGACAGTGTAATGGTATTTCCACTTACTGATCTTACAACGTTATTTGATACAAAGAACTCCTGTTCACCAGTAGTTGATACATTAGCACAATAAACATACATTCCAGCAACAACACCAACGTTGGCAGCAGTAGCCGAGTTCACACCAGTGAATACAATGGTGTTGCCTGCGCTGGTAGTGTTAGCAGTAACGAATGAAGCGAAAGGACGAACCTGTCTTTCAAAAGGAAAGTGTGGTTTATCCGCAAGTGAGTCGGTATTACCCCAAGATGGCATTTTATTTCTCCTAAAACTTATAAGTTTGTATTACTATTTATTGTTATTGGTCTTGTTACTTTTGATTACATCCTGTGATGCAGGACGATGCCTCATCATGGGATCCAATTCGATATCATCTCTGCCTTGACCTGTTAAAGTTTTTCCACCAGTAACTACAGCCGCAGCTAAAGGACGATTTATGTCTTTTACCACTTTTGGTTTTCCTGGAGTCGAAACGGACTTATCTTCTTTCTCATGATCATAAAGGTCTTCTTTAACAACACCTTTCTTGACTATACTCTTAATTAACTTCGCTTTTCTAGAAATAGAGTCTGAAGCATTCTTACTGGTGTCATCAGAATTCATTATCTCTGGACCTGTAGTCTGAGTAGCTGCAAATGAATCTTGATATACATCTTCCAATTGTAAAGATTCTTTTAGTTTAGAAACAAACTCATAGTCATCCATGGTCAGAGTTCCCTTGTTTCTGATTTCTATAAGTTTCTCAACAACTCTGTGCAACTCGGCATCAGTTTTAATGTCTTCGCGGGATAACTCAAGCATACGAATTAACAATGGAATATCCATTGTGATGGTATCTTTTTTATCAACCTCTTCAAAATGTGTGGTACCTTTATGCAGATTTTTATGCATATCTGGTCCAGCTATACGAATTGGTCTTGATTTCTTAAAGGCTCTATCCAGCACTCTCTGTCTTTTTAGTGTGGGAGAACTTTGGTATGTAACTTGTTCTGTTTTTGGTGGAACAGGAAGTCTACCACCCCTAGCATGATCTCTCTTCCACTTCTCAAAATCACCAGTCTTCGAAGCTGAGATTTTAGAAATTTTACTTGCAGTCTTTGGATTCAAACCTTTCGTTTTCAGATATGCATTAAGAAGTTCATCTTCAGATATGACAGTTTCTTCGTTGAATTTGCGGTCGGATTTCCATTTTGAAAATAAACTACTTTTCGCATGAGATAATTTAGCTTCTCTGCTTAAACGTGTAGGATCAATACCTTTGTATTTCAAGTATTTGTCAAGTTCACCAGATTCATTGACATTTGATTTAACTGACCATGGATCGTTAGGATCCGTCCCAAAAGTGGGACGGTCCTTGACTTTTCCTTTAATCAGTGATTTTAGTTTTTCAGCTGATTTATCCATTACTTTGGTCCTGGAGTGTATTTCACCTTTGTTGATTTTCCGTCTGAACCTGGTCCGACAACATCCTTTTTGCCGCCTGCAACTCTACCCTTTAGAGTATCAGTAGATCTTACATTTGGATCAATTTCTTCTGAAGTTGCTCCAGCTTTTCCCAACATCTCATTTTTCATTCTAGACATTGCTGAACGTGCCAGTTCTTTTGCTCTAGAAAGAGGTGAAGGATTACTACTTGTATTTGCATTCTGAACAAATGTATCAGAAGAATACGTAGTTGTTGGACCTTGTGATTCAGAAACATTTTTCTTTTTCTTCTGTGCGTCATCCCAAGCCTTATCAGTCTTTACATTATATTCCTTTTTGCCAGGGCCAATATCAGAAACTTTATAACCGATTGGTTTGTCGGTTGATACCTTAACCTTAACTTTCTCATCTACAGATTCGATTTCTTCAGCAACTTTCTTTGCTTGTTTAGTAGCAGTTGCATACATTACTTCCTTTGCTCTCTTACCATATCTTTCCTTGAAACCTTTTGCACCCTTCTTCATAGACTTTACAATTTCTTCTTTCTTCTTAGATTCAGCAGGAGTCAGAGTCTTTTCTTGAATTTCTACTTCTTCTTTAAAACCTAATTTTGATTTAAATTTATTTAATACTGATTTAGATTTTTCCGCGTTTTCGCGTTTCTTGATAATATTATCTGCTCTATTAATTCCAGACTCTCTTTTCTTTTCAGTGTGATCCTTTTTCGCATTTAAAGATTTAGCACCTGGAACTTTAGAATCATATCGATAAAAAGAAGATGAATCTAAGTCATTTGAAGCTTTTTTTGAATATGAATTTAAAGTATTTGTGGACAATTCATCAATCTGTTCCGATTCTTCCTTACGAAGTTCCTTGAAATCAGCAGCAGTAAGTTTACCCTTTGGTTTAGCAACATCAAGTTTATGTTGAGCACCTTTCAGTCCTTTACCAGCAGCATTAGCGGCAGCACTAGCACGTTGTTGTGTAGTTTTAAGTTTAGATTTCTTCCAAGGACCGTCAGCAATATCTGTCCATTTGTCTTCATTGACTTCGGTTTCTTCTTTTTTAGAACCATATCCATGACCAGAGGCATGTGGATATCCATAGTCTCCTTTTTTAGGACCAGTCCACTTCTTAGGTTCTCCCTTAATTTTTGCATATTCTTTAGGATTATTAAGTGTTTTCTGTATATCACTAATAGCACTCTTTGCACTTACTGCTTCATCAACTTCCTTTGGAGTCTTCTTTGCTAACTTAGAAATTTCCTTATCTGGATCAGTCTTCTTGTCTGCTTCAATTGGCTTGGCCTTCATTCTCGCGAGTTCTGCATCTGCACGTTTTACATCATCATCTTCATCATCGTCCCATGATTCCATAACCTTCAGTGCTGCATCCGCAATCGGGTCTTTCTTAGTAAATTTGTTGTTAAACATTTTTGTTTCCTTTTTTCTTTATTTTAATACCAATGTTTCTTTCTTGATCTTTATAAGACTGCATAGGTTCTTTATTAGTGGCACCATTTAGTGTTCCACCAACTCCCATATCTACTGCACCAGGATCATCAATTGCTTCTTTTAATTTATTTCTAAAGCCTTTGAAGTCTCTGCTTTCTCTATAAGTAACATCACCAAGACCGGACATGGGATATACAGTACCCTGCTGTCGTGTATCAAATTCTGGGCTTATACCACTTGTGTTTCTCAATCTTTGATTTACGTTTGGAGATGTGGTATCTTTCTTTTTAGATTCTTTGTCTTTCGAGAAATTGCTCTTTTTAGGTTCTGGGAACACAACCAATTTTGCATCTTCACTATATGTTTTGAAGATATATGACTTATTCGGATTCTTTCTCGCCGGTGTATCACCTTTAATATCATCACCGTGTTTGGATTCACCAGGACGATTATCTGGTGTTACATCAGCAGGACCGTCAGCCGTTAATTCCGGATTAAGTTTAATAATGGACGGTTTTGACTCGGAAACAAGATATTTATTAATTTTCTTGTATACAAATTGAATTTCTTCTTGTATCTCTTCTAGAGTGTCATTGTTATCAATTTGTATGAAATTTTCAAATATGTCCTTATAGACTGATTTATTATTTTGCGATAAAGACCATCTATTATGTCTGACAGCTTCTATCATCATCCTAGATAAGTTTTCATTTCGTTCTTTACTGACCGAATTGGTGGTATTAACAAAAACCATTAAGGATGAATATCCCAATTTCTCCAGTTCTTCTTTGATATAATTAATTTTATCAAAATCGTCAGCTGGAGCATTAATGATTATTGGAAAGTGATTTCTGAATGATTCTCTACGATAGTCGTTGCTTTTCTCATTCAGTCTTTTCTTATCCTGAAGATAGTTGTAGGCCTGTAGATGGTTTATTTCTGTTATATCAACATGCGAGAGTATCTCTCTAATAATCACATCTTTTCCAGAACCAGGCACACCAGTCACAAAAATAGCCTTGTTTTCACCAAATATTTCACTCTTCTTTTTGTATCGTGAAATTTGACCAAGAAAATTCTTTAAGTCTTTCATTTTATTACTTTTTTGTCCTCTGTTGAATTCTATTTACGATTGATCTGACCATACCCATACTTAAATTGGGATGTAATTGTGATTTAACCAGTTCAATGTCGCCTTCTCTGGCTGCTTTTCTAACGTCTGAGGCATGAACACCGTCACGTCCAGATGCGTCTCTCATATTATTTTGATCATGTCTAGTCATAACGTTGATAGAGTCAAATTTATAACCTCTACCGTGTTTATCAAACTGACCATTGTAAGAGTGCAGACTGTTTCTCATTTCCTCAACACGGTCATCACCCAACACAACTGTTGCATGTTTGTATCCCTTTGCATGTAGGTTGGCAAGAGCGTGGAATATACTGGGTGACTGTTTTGAAGATGTATGAAAAATGTGTCTATATTCTGGATGAGATGTTCTTAAAATTGCAACTTTTTCGTTTCCAGTTAATGGATTTTTATCTTTATCGTGTGAGTGACTAACAAAAACATGAGGGTCTCCGCCAATTTCATTTGCGTGATCAACCACAGCATCAACTAAGTGACTATGTTCTTTGTGTGGAGGTGAGAATCGACCGAAAGTCAAGACAGCATGGTTGCTTTGAGGGTTATAATTGGTTAATGATTCATTAAGTGTATGTACCCAAAGAGATTCATTAACAGGCTTTCTAAAACGAGAATTTAGGTTGAAATTGTTTCTACTAAAATCACCACGATTAACAAGTTTCAACGTATTGATAGTCGAGTGTTGTGGTGAATCGAATGTCCAACCCTCAGCACCTGTTTGGCGATATGTTCCGTCTCCATTTTCTAGGTGGTGCGTAACTTTACTGGTAGAATCATGTTTATTAATTAAATCAACAAGATGATCTTTAGCAGCAACAGTTGCATGATGCACTTTAAAGGCATGATCGAGATGTTTCTTATTTTGAGTTACGTCAGCAAGTTCGGAATTTCTTGCCGCCATCTTCTGTTCTTTTGCCTTATCAGTTTTTACCTTATCAATAAGTTTTTGATGAGTGTCTGAGATGTGTTTTATGAAGTCATCAGTATTTGGTGATGATCCATCACGCACGGTCTTATTGATATAGGTTTTAAAGTGATCTCTTATATGTGGCTGACTAACATAATCAAAAGCCTGAGATGGAGTTCTTCTGATGGTGTCAGAAAGGTTCTTCAGATGTTTAGAAGTTTCAGGCGTCTTGTTTATTTTTGGCGCCGAAAGATCCATGTTATAAACGTCTGGATGCTCGCGAACATCCCCCGGTTCAAGCGGTTTTCTTGATCCTTTATTGTCGAATGCTGAGTGCATTGCCACTCCGACCTTGGCATTTTTGATTCTTTGTGCCTCAGCGTCATCACCAACCATATTTTTGATTGTGTTTGGTTTAAATGATGCTTGCCCATCTTTATGTTCTACTTCATCTGGAGTAAATAAAAATTCACCTGATATGTGTCTATTGCTTCCAGAGATTTTATCCGCATTATCAAGCAATGCGTGTAATTTCTGTGCTAATCCTGGAGCATGGCCGTGATTTCTTTCAATATCGTCATGTGTATAATTAATCTTTGGTTCTTTATTATCAATAGATTTGGTTGCTACGCCTTTCTTTCCTTGAACGTTTGTCAATATATGGAAAGCAAGAGAACCGTCACCCTTCTTTTGTAGAGGATGTCTATTGTGTGCGGTATCATGTAACAATTTGTGTGCAGCTACTGCACCCTCTTTGCCATGATCTAAAAAGAGTTCTTCTGGATGTCTGTAATGACCTCTTGAACCTCCAAGATTATCATAAACAGACTCTTGCAAATAATAAGAAAATGATTTCATGTATTACCTTCTACAACACACTGTGGTTGACATGTAGGTATTTATAATATTACCAAGTCGTGCCTTCAAAATTTCCCCAATATGTTTTTATTGTTCCTTTACCATCCAATAAGTAAAATGGCATAGTGTGTATCAATCCTCGACTTGAGTAGTAATATACCAGATCTATTGGGCCTCTATTCAATGCAGATGCGAAATGTGATGTGCCAGTATCACCTCCAACAAACGTATGACAAGTCATTATGTGTTCTATGTTAGTCATAAAGTCTGTACTGATTTCAAATCCATGCAGATCCAAATTATCAATTTGTTCTTTGACACACAGTATCTTTTTTTCATAGAAAGTTGAACTTTCTTTTAAGATGCTTTGCAACAAGTCTTTAGGCCAATTTCTATATGTATTATATGGTGCGTCAAGAACAGGAAAAACAACAATTTTGTTTTCTATTTCTTTTTTGTTTCGTATGGAAACCTGATCACCGGATATGTCTCTAAAATCCCAAACATTGACATTCTTCCAAGATAAGTCTTTATCTCCAGGAACTGTAGAGAAGTAACTTGTGTTTTCACACAAAAAGTCATAGAACTTTAAACAGTAATCAGTTTGTTGTATATTGTTTCTCTGAATATAAAACTTTAGTTGTTTATTGTCTTTTCTTAGATATTGAACTACATTTGCAATACCTATCATATCACCATTTCTAATAGTTTGGCCAAAAGTACCAAACGGAATATTAATCACATCAGACATATATCACCAATAAAACTTCTTATAATTATTAACGATTTCAATATTAGAAGGCAAACCAGTTACAAAAGATTCATAATCAAAACCTGGTGCATGGTTGTGTGTATCAACCAGATTATTATTAACTGACAAGTCCTTACCACAAAGATAAAAATAAACAACCATAAAACAATCAATCCAGCCTATAGTTGGATATAATTCTTTTTGTATATGATCAAAATTGTCTTTAAAGAACTTGATTATGTTGTCATAGTTGTCTACAAACGTTTTGACATTGAAGATTGATCCACCAGCACCACAATAATGTTTTGTCAAAGGCATTTTACCCGAATATTGTTGTATCATACCTATAACACTATCAGGTATTACATTACCATGTGTGATATGATGACATGCCATTTCCCAATCAGTATTAATTGTTACTGGATTTAACAGCCAAACATCATCTTCTACCATCATTATATGATCAGTTTTACAACGAATGCATGCTATATGGAATCTTCGCAAGAATTCCAAAACCCTATTCAAATCATAACCATATGATGCATCAGGATAACCTAATTTTTCATTGCAATACAAGTAATCACATTGATACTTGTCAGCCATCTTTTCATAACTTTCTGTTGCATCAACACACAAAAAGTAATAACTGTCTGGATGGTACTGTCTTATATTTGAGATTACTTGTTCAGTGGCATTTTTACGAATAGATGCACAATGCCAAAATGAAATTTTAGACACGATGTAAAACCGTCAAACCATTGTTATTAGTTCTACGTTCTTTAATCTGCCACTCTGGATGATCTTCAAGAAATTCTTGAACTGCTGGCCAAATGCCTTTACCACCAAATTCACCAACAGATTCAAAAGTTGTAGTATCGTGAAAGACAATAAACTTCTTCACTTTATCCGCGTGTAAACGCAATTCTTCTTTAACCTGTTCGTAAACATGAAGACTATCAACCAACATCATATCGGTTGGTTCAATTTCAACAAGACGAGTATCTGCAACATGAAGAGTTACATTACGGCCCGACTTTTTGCATTCTTCGAAATATTGTTCGATACCAGGTTGTGGCATATATTCATAACTGTGTAACACAACATCGTTTCTCAGAAATGCTCTGGTACTTTGAGCCCAACCAACACCAAGTTCGGTCACATGACTGCATTTTGATGCAAGATCAGATAAAACTGGTAAATGTTCATTAATATCAGTAGTTGTTCTTAATGCTGTCTGATAGTCTTTTTCAAAGTCAATCATTTAGTTCTCCCAAATTAAAATCTTTTATATATCTCAACTTACTTTTCCTGTCGGCATAATAGTGTCGTTCAAAGTCATATTGAACTGGTCTTCCATCCCAGAACTCCATGTCATCATCCCACAAGACATAAGTTTCTTTTCCTAGAAGATCGGACAAAATACCGATGCCAGTAAATGTAGTTATGAATGGTTTTTCACTGAATTTTATGATATTAACATTATAACACAAATCTTGGTTGTAGTCAAGATAATGAACTTCATTATTATCGAATTTACCACTGTCCTCAAGAACTCTGGTCTTTCGTCTTGAATCGACACTTGGATCTAATGTCTCATCCCACCTGTCACCCAAGATATATCGATCATTATTAAATTCAATTTCAACCTCTGGTAATTTCAGAGTGAAGTTATCATCAACTTCGAAGTTTAAATTGTAGTTGTCTCTTATCCAATTTTCATATCGACAAGTTTCTACAGGTCTAATATCTGAATTTCTATCCTCTCTTGTCCATGATGATAAGTATAATGGTTGTTCTCCATACAGAATGACTTCATCATCATAAAAAACATCAGTGAATAATTGTTGATGTGATAAGAAATGTTTAATACCATTAAACTTCTTCATTTCATTTCTTATGATGAATTCAAATTTACCATAAGAGTTGTGAATGCCCGATAAAACGGGCATTGCATTAAGAAAGTCTCCAAGATTTGCAGTACAACTTAAGTAGATTTTCATTCACTATATTCCTTAAAAGCAACAAACCAATCTGTGTCTGAAACTTTGTGTAACTCAAATAACTCTGGTTGGAGTAGATATGACATTAACAGAACAGTTTGATCATCATCAATTAATTCATTATTCAACAACTCTTTTAGTGAATGATCTACCAGTTTTTCTAATTTTGGCCAGAGTTCTTTAGAAGCAACAATACATGGTCCAGTAATATGTACATCATTATTTGCAATAATTTCTGAGATATAGGTGCCTTCTTTATAATCTTTGATGTTAAAGAAATGTATTTTATCTTTATTAAAATTATATTTCCAGGTTTTTACACCATTAAGTATACTTTCATCTCTACAGTAACCAAAGTCCATCCATGCAACTAAATCATTATTGATTAGATTCATCTTTATTGCTAAATTGACAAACACAGACTTTAACATATTAACTACAACATAATCACAACTCCAATATTCAGGATTCTTGATCTGGTATGGATTGATCATGTTAATAAACTTATCACTAATTTGAATTTGAGTTACCTGCCTTTTCAGGTCTAAAAACTGATCTTTAAAGTCTACAGCAATAACTTGAGTTGGTTTATCTCCGCGAATTTTCTTTACACGGTCGACCAAGTCTTCAGATGTAAAAACAACCATCTCATTATCCAACGAAGCCAGATATGAGAATCTTTCAAAATATGTGTCTGTAGTTCTGTGTAAATAATGAGGCAATCCTATGTCTGTAGTCCAACCCGAACGACCAATATCATAAAATGCTGTTACAATTGAAATTTCACTCATGCTGTTTTATACCTAAAGTAGTTTGATTCGTCTTCTTGATTATACTTATTCATGACAAATTCTTTCCATTCTGGAACTCTATCATACTGATGAACAATACAGAAAGGTTCACCATTTGATGAGTACACAATACCATCTTTAAAGTGTGGTTCTGGTTCAGTTAGGTTTGGCCTAAACCTTTCGATTTTACTTGGATCGACAGTTGTTCCAGCATGACATGCCCAACCATAATATTGCTTTGCAAAATACGTACAATCTTTATATGGTTGTGTATTGATAAGTACGTTGAATACTGCTTGATCTACAATTGGAATGGGTCTATTTACTGCATTTGTAAAGATATTGAAAACAAGGTCTTTGATATATTCTGACTTTCCAGCCAATACACCAACATTGTATATTTCATTGTCTTTGAAGAGGTTATAGATATATTCGCCATAACACTGTTTCAGATTCTCATCACCCCAAGATTCATCTTTATATCTTATGCCTTCTGAACCGCATATGATTTTAAATCCATCCAACCTGCCCTCCAACCATTCAGTTGGATTTGTTTGAAAGTAAACATCTTTTACATCGGTTGTGATTACATGATTATATTCTTTCCAATGTTCTCTCAAGTATTCATAGATGTATAAGAATCTTGCCACATGAATTGGCATATTTGAATTTTGCATAGGAATTAATTTGAAATTCCTATCACTCAGTTGTTTTAGTGTTTCTTCAGATGCATTACCAAAAACAAGAACTTTGTCTCCTTGGAATCCAGATTCGTCAATAGATTCAACCCAAGGTTTTAATTGATTGTAATTGTAATTAGTAAATCCACCAATAATTAAGTTTTTCGCCACGGTAGTTCTCCATTATAATGTTTTTCAACCTTCATATTATTTTCAACAAAGAAGTTGGCGTTCACTGCATTAGTGTCACCACCCATTCTGTAGTTTAAAGTATATAGACTGGAACATTTATACGATTTAAAGTGTGTGGAGAGGACGTTTAAGAAAACTCTATCCTGTCCCCAACCACCATGCCATGCTGACGCAACCTTAGTTGCAACGGAAGTTTTGATACAATAACAGTTTGTATCTACATGGGGATAACCCATGATTGGCCATTCTGGGCCAAGAGATTCACAATTATCAAGACAAATAAATGCACCATCTTGAGACCAGATACTTCTAAGAGAATATGCCCAATCCAGATTATTGGATTCAATAGTATCGATTAAAGATTCAACATGATTCGGCCTCATCCAGCAATCCTGATCAAGATATAACACATAATCAGTGTTGATTAGATGAGTGAATGCCGCATAGACTCTATGACCATAGAATCCATTGGCACCCACATTGATTGGAAGAGTACAGAAATGTACGTTTGTAAAGTCTCCTCGAACTTTATTTAAAATATCATCAACTTTATCCTCAAATCTAAGTCCATCGATTACAACATAAATTTGAGTTTCGTATGTCTGTTCTAAAACACTTTCTATTGCTTGTTTAACATCATATGCTCCCGTTGTGGGAATAATCACCGTTGCCGTCATAATAACTCCAAATTTTAATTATAAGAATAGTCACACATCAGTCGGGTTGGATAACCATTATTGTTTCCAGTAGAATCTCTTAAGTTCATCTTCAATGTGTACTTAGGTGTCACAACTTCAACATCAATTCTTTTACCTCGGCCGCCTTTACCACCATAATACACATTAACACTTTCAATCTTTGCGGCACTTTTCATATAATTTTGATCCACAAAGAAACATTTCACTTTATTTCTTGCGATCTTGTGTACCATTTGAAAACCATATCCAATCCCAGATTCAATAAAATATTCTAGATCAGAACGATTAATTTCATTGGTCACATTAACTTTGCCAGACACACCAAAATTTCCATTAAAGATTTGACACATTCTCACATTTTCAACACCAAGTAGTTTTAATAATCTTTTACCGTCTCCTTCTTGCACCAAACCATCTTTAATTTCTGAAGTCTTTAATACCTTGAGTACGCCAGCATTAAAGAATGTTACAGTTCCTCCATGTTTTAAACTTAGATGCGCTAAAAGTTTTCCGTCACCTTCCAAGTCAACATCGGTAACATCTTTTCCGATATCTACAGGTCCTTTACCTACAATGATTTTGGAACCATAAGAAATTGGTCTCTTGGTGTTCTTTTCACCCAGCATTTTTGTTTCCAACTTCTTGTATTTGCTGATGTGATATTGTTTCTCCAACAATTCAATTATGGGTAAATTGGTTTCATCTTGTAGATTTTCTCCCCTCTTCCAACGCTCAATATCACCAGCCAAAATACCCTCAAATGCATTTCCTTTATTTGCTACGCCTCGTCCACCTCTGGATCCATCACCAAAAGACAATTTAATAAGTTTTAATTTTTTTTGCATAGTTTTCACATCAACTTGAGTTTGTAATCTTCTTGTTATTTTCGGTTGTTTTGGTTTAGTTTTATCTATAGCCAAAGGATCCGGTATATGTGGGTACTTAGAGGTTAAATTGACAAAAGCCAGCTGTATCTCCTCCGAGATATTTTTATCTTTTATCTGTTTTTCGATTTCTTGTGTAGAAGTCGGTATAAAATCGTAGGCCATTGATAGTGACTCAAATGATAATATTTATCTAATGATGTCGATGTGTTTTCCTGATGTCCAAACCTCAACTTCACTTCTCAAACGATTTTCGTTGGATAGTGTGTCGTAACGGTTGGATGCCTTTTTCTTCCACCAATTAACGATATTCTCAAGATGGTGTTTTTCATAGTTTTCATCTGGAATTAGATTGTCGGTTTTATTATTCACATAATCAATATAATTTTTGAATCCATAATTTGAAGTGTAGTATCTCTTCTGTTCAGTTAAAGACTTTGCATCGGAAATTATTTTTAAAAATTTATCATATTCTGTTGAACCTTTTAGAGCCTGTTTGGTCAAAGCAATGATCCTTTGTGAAATCTTAAGTTTTCTACTAGAAGCATTCTCCTCCACAAATACACCAATCTTACCTTCCACAAAGTTCTTTAAGTCTTCATAAGGTTTACCGTGCATCATTGGTAGAAAATCTGATTCTGTTACTCCTTTAAACCGAATATAAGGTTTCATACCATCATACTGTGATACTGTTTTGGAACTGCCATAGAGACTGGTGGTTTCAAATAAACACATATTCATATTATACTTCTTGTTGCAGATTTCTCTAACTTCGTGTGAAGTACAGATTGCAGCCAGAAGTTTACCACCAAGATAATTATAACCAAAAGGTTGTGCAGGAACAATAACGAAACCCATCATAGTAGAATTATTGAACCTTTTTGCATTATTAATGTCTTGAGTAAAAACCTGTCCGAGCATCTCATTGCGAGGTTTGCAATTGATAATTGGTGATCCAAGTCTAATAAAACCGACAAACTTCTTGGTGGTATTTTCTATAACAGCCAGTTTAAGATTACGACCAGGTGAAGGTCCATTGATGTGAGATGAAGTGATATTCAGCATAGTATCCCATTGACTATTTGGAATATCCACAACAGAAAAGTCCATATCCCATGGATGCATGGAAAAATCTGAGAATAAATCATCTTCAGGTGGAAACAGTGGGTTTGAAGGTAAATCGGCCAATGAGGCCAATTTCTGTTCTCTCATATAATCATCGATGCGTTCAAGGTGTCCGAAGTAATCTTCGAATACACTTGAAATATAGATGGCATCTTCTTTAGTCAGCATCAGACAATCCCCACTTTATTCTCAACCAGATTCTTTCATGAATGTAATAGTCAATACTTAAAAGTACATGTAATGCAGTTGCAAAGCCGGTACTTTTAGTTACGTCACCAGTAAATAGATAGGTACAAAATATTGTGAATAACCATGCAGTTAATCGATACGTCAACATTCTAACCAGTGTTCGTTTTCTTGTTTCCATTATACTTTGAAGTCTGCAAATTTATTCTTGGGTTTATTCTCATTCATCTTTTTATAACCCGCATCAGCAATGTCTTCTTGTGCGGAATTTTCAACATCATATAATTTCATCTTGGCCCGGTCGATACCTAGAGTGAATCTTTTGAGGTATGTTGGATCAGAGTATCGGTTCTTCAATTGCTTTACCATGATCTGTCCAAGTTCTTCCAGTTCTTCGGAGGAGATCAAAGCAAACATCAAATCTGCGGTCGCTGGTAACCCAAAAGACTCTGAAGTGTCTTCCAATCCAGGATCTGAACTGTTGAATCCTGCTCTTGTAGTTTGTGTAGCAGACACAACCGGTACACCATATTCAACCGCAAGACCACGAAGTTCCTCAGCAATGGACTTGACATAGGTATAGGAATTAATACTAGCACCAGGTTTAATGCGAGAAGAAGTGCAGATGTTGAGATAGTCAACAAAGATAATATCAGGTCTGAAATTACGTTTGAGATGAAGTTCATTTAATAGTGTCCTGAAATGTGTTGTTGAAGCCGAAGCGGTTGGATATTCTTTGATAATTAATTTACCGTGAGTTTTCTTTCGTACTTTTTCGACCTTTTTATCATAATCATCTTTAGATAATTTGTGTAGATCATCAACAGTAACATTCAAAAGATTGGCATCAATACGTTCTGCAATCTTCTCTTCTGCCATTTCCAATGTAATGTATAGCACATTTTTACCAAGTATCATACTTGATGCGGCCACATGACACATAAACAATGACTTACCGACACCTGTTCCTGCAAGAGCAATAATAAGTGACTTTGATGGCATTCCACCTTTTGTGATTTTATTCAAATACTCCAAATCAAAAGGTATTCTCTCTTCTTTTCGGTGATAGAATTCATATCTATCATCAGAATTGTCTAGGTAATCATGACCAATTGAAGTATCAAAACTTACCGCGAGGGCGTCAGAAAGAATCTTAGGTATCGCACCCCGTTCGTGAGATTTGTCTTTGCCATCCAATATCGATATTGAATTGAGTACCGCATTGTAGATAGCCTTTTCTTGACAAAATGTTTCCGTCTTGTTGATGAGCCATTCTTGATTACTGTTCTTAGTGTCAAGTCTATGTAACTCCTCCACATAATCTTCGCACTTCTCAACTTCCTCATTTGTGATATTTCTCTTATCTTTGATGGAAATAGAGATTGCTTCAATAGAAGGAGGTGAATTGTATTCCGTCGCAAATGCGGAGACTTCATTAAAGATAAGCTTATCAGTGCCATTAAAATATTCTCTTTTCAGAAACGGTAATACTTTACGAAAATAGTCTTCATTATAGATCAGATTCTTCAGTATCAGTTGTTCGACTCTCATTGTATTCTTCTAATCCTCGTGCAATAATTTCAACCAAAAGGTCACCAATATATTTCTGGAAATCTTTGTTCTTTTCCAATTTTTTTGGTTTCATTACATTGGATTGTAACACATCATAATCAAAATGTAAATACCCCTCATCATTTTTTTCTTCTACATTTATCTTTCCATATTTGAATATAGTATCTTTAAATGGCCCAGATATCAGTTTGATGTGAATGTATTCTTGATCTGTCTCTGATACAATAAATTGGTAGTGTTCATTTTCATTCATGTTTTAATCCGAGAATAAGAATTGTGAAATACAGTAACGTCCTTTTTTGTTGAACTCCTCTCCTTCCATGATTACGGTATCAACTTCATGTCTATAACAACTTGGGAAAATAACGACCATATTGTTTTCTATTTCGATGTTCTTGTCAAAATCTGGAAAATACAAGTCTCCGCCAGAGAAACACTTAGGTTCTTCGAAGAAATAAAACAAAACTGATATAGTTGAAACATCCCAATGTTTCTTATAATAATCACCATCTTGATAATAGGACAACAATGTAGATTTACGTTTGCAATACATCATATATCTAAAAATTGGATCATACTCCATCAAGTACTCTAAGAAACCACAATCGTATGTTTTTTCTAAAATTGTCAATATGTTGGAAATATTCTTATCTGCAAAAACAGACTCTAAGAATATGCCACTGTTTTGTTTGAGGGGTTTTCCCTCAAACATAGCCGTATTGGTTGATGCTGGTGGCAACAACTTGTGTTTATATGTTAGAAAACTAAGTTCTTGCCAGATTCCATCAAGTTCATTATCATCAAAAAAGTTTTTGATACAAAGTATATGTGGATCTTTTTTTGATCCAAAGTATTCTATATTGTACATAATTACATTTCCAGTTCTTCAGGCATAATATCCATAGAAGCTACTTTATACTTGTTTTCAATATAATCTCTAAACGATTTCATCTTAAGTATAGGCATCCAGAAATCTTTGTTATCTGTGTCTTTGATTCTATATTTCTTATCTTCAATTTCACCGTTTTCATCCATTTTTGAATACCAACCGTTGCTTGGTTTCACAACATGTCCAGATTCCAGAGCGAGATCCAATAAACCAGACCAACGACTGATGCCTCCATCATAAGATACAGTAACAGGAATTTTAGACTTCTCTTTAACATATCTAGACTTCTCAACATTAATGATGAAGTTATAACCAACGATTTCCTGTCCTTCTTTTTCCTGTTGACGACCAATGATGAAGATATTATCAGCAGAATAATATGATCCTGTACCACCACCAACGATGGCTTTGGGGAACATACCAATTTCCATGTAGGTGTGATTAACGACCACCATTGGAATATCTTTGAGTGTCAGATGTGGAGTAATCATGCGGAATAGAGACTTAATCTGTTTTGCTCTAGACATATCAGCTACAGACTTTTCATTCAGAGCATCTTCAACTTCTTTTTTCGATGCAAGGTTTCCAATTGAATCAACTATAATGATTAGATGGTCACCACGTTCGATGTTCTGAAGTTGATTCATAATATCGAATTTAAGTTGTTCGATGTCTGTAATAGGAGTGTGGAGAACTCTATCAGTGTCAATATTAAAAGAGTCAAAATAAGACTGTGGAGTACCAAACTCAGAATCATAAAAAAGAAGAGCCGCATCTTCATATTTCTCCAAATATGATTTAGCCATCAACAGACTAAATGCTGTTTTAAAGTGTTTACTTGGACCTGCCCACATTGTAAGACCTGGAGTAAGGCCACCATCAAGTTTAGCAGACAATGCCACATTGATAATAGGAATTGCTGTAGGAATCATGTCCTTTTCTGTAAAGAATTTGGACTTAGAAAGAATTGCAGAATCCTTGATACTGGAATTCTTTTTGATTTTATCTAGAATACTCATGTTTCACCTTAACTAAAAAAATCATCTAACGAACTTGTTTTTTCTGTTTTCCATCCGATGCAATCAAGAATAATCTTAATTGGGTCTAGAAATGCCTTATCAAACTGTGTGTCATAATCAATATAATCATCAAGACCCATTTCTGTAGGCAGTTTAGACGGATATGAAATGACCGTATCTTTGAGTGGATTCGGCATTTTGAGATAGGTGAACTTCAACTTTTCACCTTCTTGAATCAGTGGATATTTCTTATCCAGATTCTTTTGTTTCAACAACATATTATATAGAATTGCTCCTTTGACATGAATAGGCGTACCCTTCTTGTACAGTTGTGACTGATCTGACCATTTAGAAAGACCATTCACGCCGCGAGGAAAAGAAATCTCTTCTGCTGGCAATTCTTTGAAATGTTTTCTAAAGTTCTCAATAAATGCTTGTACATCAGATTCAGTACCATTCATCATGAGTTTGATAGTATCTTTCATTCTTTCTCTGATGGCAGAAGGAGTGGAAGACTTAATCATTTCAAGACCCATAACTTTTAAGTCTGGTTCGTCATACTGAACGCCTTCATTATTGTATACATTCAGAATATAACGCTTTTTGGCAGTCCAAACACCTTTGTTTGCAAGTGCCTCACGTTTCATTCGCATTTTTTGTTTGTAAGCGTTAACGTAAGTAGCAAGCTCAGCGTAACTTCTGTCAATAAATGGTTGTATCTTATCCTCACAGACCTTGTCCATGATGGAGATTGTTGCTTCAATTGATTTCTCTTGTTGTACGAACTTGTCCACAAGCGGACCAAGGTTGAGATAAATTGAGTCCGTATCTGATGCAATAACGTAATCACGGTTTGTCTCCAAAAGTTTATTCATGTATTCATTAAGTTTACCTTCAATCCATCGAATTGAAAGCTGCCCGGCAGATGTAACACCAAGTGCCATTCTAAGATCATAGAATCTGAAGTATTGTGAACCAAGAGCGCCATAAGCAGAGTTCAAACCAACTTTTTTAGCCAATTGCAGATTGTTATATCTAGCCACCAACTTAGATAGTTCAAACTTTTTCTGTGGATCTTTTTCATTCACATACTGTTGCTTTGCTTCCAACATCATCTTCTTGAACTTTTTACGATCTTCATACATCTCTTCCAACATCTTTGGAAGAAAACCTTGAATATCAGATCTAAAGAATTGTCCATTCGGTGTGATTGTTGCTTGTTCAAGTCCTTCGATAACAACCTGTTTCTTCAACATCTTATCGACTGTAACACCTTGAGACAGAATATTACGCATTACTGGTGTGTAGTCTTCAGGTTCAATAATCGTTTCAGGTGAAATATTATATTGCATCATCAAATGTGGGTAAAGACTGTCCAAGTCGAATGATGCAACCCAATTGTGCATACCAACTTGAGGTTCTTTAACATAAGCACCTTCAAATGCAGAGTCTTTCTCTTTGATCACTTTTGGAGGAACAATTATATTTCTTTCCAACAAATAAGAATAACAAAGAGAGTCCCACATTCTTGTTTGTGCAAAAATGTCTTCATAGTTTGATTTGGTGTCATAAGCCAGAGTCAAACCAAGTTCAAGAAGTTTTAGTTTATCTTCCAGTCTAAGAATCAAGTCAACGTCTTTAATGTTGTATTCAATGAATAGTTGATAATTCTCTTTATAAAGATTGTGAAGATTACCATATTCTTCATATGATAATTTACGTTCTTTAAGTTCAACATGAGCAATATTGTCTAGACGATATGATTCTTGAGTCTTGCCATTTGGAGCGTACCACTTGTAGAGTTCAAGATAATCTAGATTTGCAACACCATCTATCACATATGCTGTCATTTCTCGGCCATTGATGACAGTCTTTCTCTCTGAAATGTAATTCCAGGGTGAAAGTTTTTTGGTATCAGGTGCACCAAGAATTTTACGAAATCGATTGATAATATATGGAATATCGAAGAACTTGGTATTCCAACCAGTCAGAACATCAGGACAGTATTCAGTCCAAAGTTTAAGGAACTCTTTACAGAGAGTCCACTCATCTTTGCACTTGTAGTATATCTCATCACCTTGTTTCTCATAATCACCACATCCAAAGACGTAGGTTCGACCGTTGAGATAAGATATAGTGATGGCTGTGATTGGTTCGTTCGCTTCGTAGGGGTCAGGAAAACCATTTTCCGACCCGACTTCGATATCAAGAACGCCAATAAGAACTTTGCTCATATCCCATTCAATCATGCCTTTATGCTGATCTGCAATAAAAGCATATTCAAAACGAGAATTGCCATAAATCTTATTGGCACCAGCAACACCATCAAAATGCTTGATGTAATCTCTGGCTTCTTTAATGTTACCAAAGATCTTTTGTTGGAGATAGTCTCCATGTAGAGATTTGAACTTTGTTTCTCTTTTTGAAGGTAGATACAAAGAAGGAGAGTACTCGATTAGTCTTTTTACTCGAGCACCTTTAGAATCCACACCCCGATATTGGATGTGGATGCCAGATACAGAAACGTTTGTATAGAATGCTTTACTCATTAACCGGTGATAATCTTTTTATTGGGAACAACAATACCTGTACCGAAGATTTGATCATAATTTGACCTGAAATCTTCAGCTGGAGTATAGGAGTATACTACATTGCTGTATGCAATGTCAATTTCAAATCCAGACTTTTGTTCTGCATGTAGTGGGAAGGGAGAGAATCCTACATTAGGTGCACCATCAGGACCACGAACAATCGAGATTCCTACAGGGTTTCTCAACCTCCAGTATCCATTACGGTCTGTGTCTACAACTTCACCAAGAACTTCTTCACCGGTGACTAACTTAATTGCAATAATTTCCATTACTATTTTCCTCCGCAGTTAAACAAAACAATTATATCACAAAGTATTAAATCTGTCAAGAGTAATTAGGCATAAAAAACCCACCCGATGCGAACATGGGTGGGCCGTGTTTATAATAAAAATTCCGTAGTACCAAACGTCTTTGGTGTTCACTGGTCAATTCCAGATGACTGTGTGTGCTTCTATGAGAGGCATGTCCGGACGTTAATTGGTAGCGGGTAGCAGAATCGAACTACTCTGGACCGGCTTATGAGACCGGTGATTTCACCAGAAATCTAACCCGCAATTAACTAGTCTTCGATAACCAAAACAACGTTATCAATATTTATAATATATAATTCATCTTCAATCTTTGTTGCAGTATTCCAATTAACTACAGCAATCTCATCAATACTAACTTCATCAACTTCTGGACCAATTGCAATAACTTTTGCACGATCAGGTTCTTCTGATGATTTTAGAATGATTCCTGATTCAGTTTGCTTAGAAGCAGCAATTCTCTCAATCAGTACATTTTTACCTGTTGGTCTATAACTCATATATATCTCACTTAAATTGGCTGGTAGGGTGGGATTCGAACCCACATGAAATTGATTAACAGTCAACCCGTATTACCTATCACGCACCTACCAAGAAATTGGTCCGAGTGGAGGGATTCGAACCCCCGACCCCATGCTCCCAAAGCACGTATTCTAACCAAACTGAACTACACTCGGAAAGTTACTGGTTACGAAATCCAGCGTTATCATATCGTTATAACCGCTCTAGTTCACGCCAGTGTTTTATTTTACATCACTTCTGGTTTTCGATGTTTCGTGATATATTATACTCGATATCAAGGAGGATTTTATATCACATTTAGTTTATATTACTGACAACGGAATACAAACTGTTGTAGTGAGTAACCAGTATTGTCAATGGTAATATTTGTTGGTTCATTCACAAGAACCCAAGTCTTACCGGTTGCACAAGTTACTGCACTAAGAGCATTTAGTGCGACTCCACATGCATTCCCTGCGGCTACTCCAGTTGGTAGAGTCAAAGAATCAGTTACACTACCGTTAAGAATTGCAGCATTTACAGAATATACATTTGCTCCGGTAGGCGCATCAGCAGCACAACCAACAGTAACGATGTTACCACCGGCAGGTGATACAGTAGCATTAGCCACACTGAAAGTGCCGAACAAAGCAATTGCCGCAATAAATGATTTAATAAAAGTCATAGTTTCTCCTTTAATTGTTAACAAAAAGATGATAGTCTTTCCTATCAGTCTGCATTTGGAGCCCCTCACCGGAATCGAACCGATTTCTCATGATTACAAGTCAAGTGCATCGCCACTTATGCTTGAGGGGCAGTTAATCTTTATATATTTAATTCTGGATTTGATTTACTAACTCGAAACACAACACCAAGATTCTTTAGTTTTCTATTAATTTCTTCAATGATTTTATGTTTCTTTTTGGGAGTAGACTCTTTCTTATACATCAGCATCAATTCAATATGTGAATATGCCTTATAACGAGTTCTACCATGACGAGTTTGCATTGGATGTTTATGTTTGATACCTTTCATAATTACACCTTATGAGTTTTTCCACAAATAGTACAAACTGCTTCAACCTTCTTCTGATCCATGCACATCACTCTCATACCATCACCATACTTTTGGTCCTGATAATCAGAACTGTGTGAAGGTGTGCCTTTACAACCGCATCGCTTTACTACACTACCAGACATAATATACTCCTTACCTTAAATTGGAGCGGATAACAGGACTCGAACCTGCAACGTACAGCTTGGAAGGCTGACACTCTACCAATTGAGTTATATCCGCATTTAAATTGGAGCGGGTAGATAGAATTGAACTATCAACTGAACCTTGGCAAGGTTCTGTTTTACCTTTAAACTATACCCGCATTTAAACTGGTTTCGGGACAAGGGCTCGAACCTCGATTCTGTGAGTCAAAGTCACATGTCCTACCATTAGACGATCCCGAAATTGTTCATACATTATACTTTATATATGCCATTTTGGCAACCATTAATTTGGCGCCGCCAAGAGGATTCGAACCCCTACCTTACGCTTTAGAAGAGCGTTGCCCTCTCCATTAGACTATGGCGGCATGAAAAAAATTTGGATACATTCATCAATCCTGCCAGATTGACTTTTCGCAGGATGGCAGTCCTACCGATCATGTCGCTGCGAGTAGTGGCAGGACACAACCGTCCAAAAAAACTGTTACTTACATTCTTTCTGCCATACTGCTTCGTATGTGTTTGAATTAATTGCAACAACACATTGCTGTAATCCAGCTTCTACTGCTTTGTGTTGTTCATACATTTCTAATCCAAAAATTCCTGCCACCGCAAAAAAAGCAAAAACAATAATAATCATCAAAGAATTCAAAATACAGTTCATACTATCTCCTTTTTTTTAATTGGTGGGCCCCCTCGGATTCGAACCGAGAGTCAACAAATTATGAGTTTGCTGCATTAACCGTTATGCTAGAGGCCCGATTTGGTACGGGTGGTCGGACTCGAACCGACACGGATTTCTCCGAGGGATTTTAAGTCCCTTGCGTCTACCATTTCACCACACCCGCTTCATTCATTGTGTGCAACATTATATCAAACATTCCACACTTTGTCAACCATTAATTTGGTACCCCCGGTCAGATTCGAACTGACACTTTACGGCTTCTAAGACCGCTCACTCTACCAGATTGGTGTACGGAGGCATTAATTGGAGCTCCTAGATGGAGTCGAACCATCGTTTATTCCTTACCAAGGAATCGTTTTACCGTTCAAACTATGGGAGCAAATCCTTCAAACGGTCAGCAGCATGAGATGCAGCCCAACTGTTTGGTTTAACCATTGGTGTTAGGTTACAAGTTCCTCTTATGTATCCTATTGCTTGTTGAATAACACAAGAAGAACCATAACGAACATCTGGATTAAGGTCAAGATGAACTTCAACATATCTATCTTCAAGAACATCTTTTAGTTCACTGAAGAGCGCTGATACATTATAGACTTCATTCATTAGGCGCATGGAAGGTTTGTTCTTCTTCTGGTCATAGTCAAGTTCTCTCTTAACTTCACCAAATACTTTACAACCATGTTCTCCATCAATATGCACAATAACACAAGTCGTATAATCTGCATACCATCTTCCATCAATCTTATGTCTTTCTGAGTCTGAACCAAGATAGACACAGGTTTCTGGACTTTGTGCATTAATGAATTCTCTTACTTCATCTAAGTTTATTTCCCTCAATATCATGTTAACACCTTTTTAGTAAAATCTATTCTTCCTCAACTTTTTCTAAGTTATTCAGATATTCTTCATATTCTAATAGAATATCTTCTTCGTGCATTGGTGGTTCCTTACTGAAATCAGTCAACTCTTTCCATTCCGAAAAACTTAATTTATTCATTGATCCTCCCAATCTAATGCGTCATATTTTCCAATGAGAACAAACCACGCACATTTAATTCTGGTCTTTACGCCCCACCAACCATAATAAGGCAAAGGTCTTGCTGGTATCCATCTGTTATCAGATTGTTTGGAACAAGACCAATTCACAATGTCAATCGCTTTATATTTCATTATTCTTAGCTTCTCTCAATCGTAACTTAAAAATCTTTCCAGTTGGAGCAGTCATAGGTTGCATACTGATAAGGTTTAGGTCTGGATTCTTATTATTTAAATCTTCAACAATCTTTTCCAATCGTTCTGGCCAATCGGTACAATCTTCTGATTCAGTTACTTTCATTATATTATTTCCTTTTTTAAATTGGCATCCCGTAGAGGTTTCGCGCCCCTGATTCTAGTTTTGGAGACTAGCGTGTTACTGCTACACTAACGAGATATTAACCATACTTTTTTGCAACTCTGTTCGGGTTATTTTTCCGATTCTTTGCCGCATATGTGTCTTGTTGTGAATGACAATTAGGACATAAGAATCTTAAATTTTCTATTCTATTGTCGTTGTTTATTCCATTTATGTGGTCTAATTGTAACGACAATTCAATATTATTCCACATATTACCAATACCACAACATTGACATTTATATTCCAT